GTGGTACGTTACAGTGTTAGTTTCTGCGTTGTATAATACTTTTGTTTCTCTAGGATCTAGCGGTACGATTTCTTTTACTTGTCCTCGCTTATCTATTTCTAGATAGTGATAACTATTTCCCCACAAATTTAATTGTGTCATTACTAAGTGTTTCCACTCGAAAGAAGTCATGTTCCTATTTGGTTGATCCTTAAGCAACGGATATGCTGTGTGATGTTTCGCTTTTTCCACTGTTCCGTTAACATCTTGTAATAAGTTCAGCGGGTATTTTGCTAAGTCATCAGATAAAACCTTTACTGAGCTATACACTTCAGATGTATTAATAGCGCTCTCTTCATTAATAGTATTTCTGCTGCTATTAAATATGTTTAAAAACCAGTCTGACGGATTTCGTAAATCACTTAATTCATTTCCACCTGTCGGTGTTTTATTTCTAAATATCATCCTCTTTTCTCACCTCCTTTCAAAGCTAAAGTTGTCTTTCTAAAACATAGCTACACAACATTAAGACTGCTCCTAACACTATGAAACCTATTGTTTTACAAAATAAAAAGCCTGCGTACACAAAAGACACAAGGCTTGTTAAGAATAATAATCCTATTAATATTTGTAATAATGTTTTCACTAGAAACTAAATTCTCCTTTATCTATCATTTCATTTAAGTCATAGCTTATATTGTCACTGTACATTGCACGTGTAAAAGCAAAAATACCAGCCGCTGCCATATCTATCCTATCGCTAGACTTTTTCTTGTCTAACATGATGTTATCTTGAGCATCTGATTTTGTTACAGCATTACCCATACACCATGTGAGAGCTTTGTTTCCGTCATGATGTATTTTGCCTTCGTAAACACATTCTCTAAAATGTTTTGTTGGTTCATTAAGCGTAAGTACACCTTGACGTATTTCAACCATTAGATAACCTAACTTTTCCATTGTCTGAGACCATTGAGTAGCGTTGTAAGGATCATAACAAACTTCTTGAACGCTATATTTATTTCTCAACTCCTCAATATAATCAATTACAAAATCATAATCGATTACTTCTCCTGGTGTCTTAACAATCCAACCTTCCTCTACCCATTGAGAGTAGTTAACACGGTCTGTATTCATACGTTGAAACAACATATCTTCTGGCATAAAACCTTTACTACGTATTGCGTATTTATCATCACCTAATACGAATATAGAAGTAACCGCTGTTAAGTCTAACCTTTTTGATAAGTCAACTCCCACAAAGCACGGTTTACCTTCTAGTTCATCATCTGATACTTCGCAAAGCTTCCATTTTCCCATGTCCATATATTTATTTTCTGGAGCATTTACCCAGATATTCATATTCTTTGTTAAGAATTTAGACATTGTTTCCGGCTTATCAAGGGCTTCTTTTAATCTTTCACGTAAGAATTTTACACCCTCCGAATAACTAGCTAATATTGGATTAGCTTTTAACCAATTTGACTCATCTTTTATATCATCACCTTTATCTAACTCACACACCATAGCGTAATAACCGTTATTTTCAACTGGATTATTAGGATCTAATAATTTACTAACATAATCATATTCAGTTGAGTAACACGGATTGTTTAAATTGAATCCTGCTGTTGTAATAATGACTATCAAGGGTTGACTTCTCGCACCTTGTCCAGATTCTATTACGTCTAGTATTTCATCTGTAGGGTGTGCGTGATACTCGTCCATTGCTCCTACCTGTGGGTTAAATCCGTCCGCTGTTTTCCCAGAATCACGAGAAAGAGCCATAATATAACTGTTACTTTTCTCATGTTCAATTAAGCTACGTGTGATTTTAAATCTATTTCTGATTTGACTACCTTGTATTTGTGCTTTTATTTCTTTAAACACAATGTTTGCTTGGTCTCGCTTTGTTGCTCCTATATATGCTTCTGATGATGATTCTCCAAAAGCGGATATTTCATAAGATAAACAACAAGCTACATCTTGTGATTTAGCGTTCTTACGTCCTACTTGATAGTAAAACTTTCTAAATCTTCTTATACCAGTATCTTTATGAATCCACCCATAAATGTTAGACCAGTTAAATATCTGAATCGGAGCAGGATCTATATTTTGTCCAGCTAGTTTACCTTTAGTGTGTTTAAATAATGACATCCATTCTAAAAAATTCATAGCTTTATCATCATCAAAAATAAAAGGAAACTCTTCAGTTCCCTCTCTTTCTAAATCTTTTATAAATCTTAAACACGCCCATTTCTCTTTTTCACAAGCTATTCGTTCTCCATCAACTGCTTGTCTCGCCCACTCCTTCATTGCATCTTTTAACATTATAAATTAGCAAACCTCTCTTTAACAGGATCTACTGGAGCTTCCGAATAAGCTTTGTCCATAGCAATTTTCGCCCTTGCTACTGGTGTTAATCCTAGTTCAGATTGTAGAGATTTGAGTGTGTTAAATAAATCTTTTTGTCTAATCAGTAATGGATGTTGTCCAAGTCCATAATCTTTAGTTCGTTCTGCTTCAACTAATTTACCATGTCGTCTAAGTTCACGTTCTGTTTCTTTGTTATAACCCTGGTCTGTCATTAATCCATCACGTTGTATAATCTGACTACAGTCTACGTATTTTTCGTAAGTGTCACAATAAATAGCTAACACGTGTAAGTCAAGATTATTTAATAAGTCTATTGAGTCCGCTTGTGCAACTATAAACCTAAATTCTTTCTTTGCTAAGTCACCTAACCACTTAGGCGGCTTTAGTTTATCTTTTGGTAATTTTAACTCGGATTCTACTTGTTTTCTAGCCTCTAATTTTTGTTTTGAAACACCTTGTCTTTTTCCACTCAAAACCTTGAGAGACATTGGTTCTGCTTTCCTTGCCAAAATCATCACCACCTTTCTAAATTTACCTTATTTGAAAAAAATAATTAAATGCATTTTGCGTACAGATGAGGGGCGCCCGCTCCTGGGGAAATTGGTCGTCCGAGATTTTTCACGGGGGGTATCCCCAGGAAATAACCACCCCTACTTCTTGTAATGCTCAATCTTGTTGTGGCACTCTCTACACACACACTCGAGGTTGCTCATCTCAAGTCGCTTATCCCAATCTGTTCGTACTTCTATCTTGTGATGTACCAGGTTAGCTAGACCTCCACACATGCTACAAGTGAAACAGTCACGCTTCAATGCCTGCTGTCTAGCTTCCTTCCACTCTTTACTTCGATAGAACTTCATGACCTCGTCATGCTTACGTTGGTCATTGTAATATTTGTTTTGTGATTGTTTATGTTTATCACAGTATGTTCCCTTACTGATAAGAGTTTTACATTTATGATGTTTACATTCCTTCATTCATTCACCTCAAAATAAAAAAGAGATAGATATTTTATTTCTATCTCTCATTTTATAATCTCTGATACTATTATTATAACATAGACAAACCCGACAAACCCGACAACTTTTTATGAGTTTAAAATATAAAACAATTTATCCTTAAGACTTTGTAATCTTCTTTCTACAGTTCTTGTATGGTAACATACTTCGGTTGCTACTTCATCTACTGTTAGCTTATATGTGTAACGGAACTTAAGGATCTTCTTGTCACGTACATCTACTAAGCTATGTTCTAATCTATCTACACATTTAATAGCGTAATCATCTTTCTCAAAGTCATAGTCAGATAATTTATTTATTATATTATTCTCATTACTATTATTGAAATTACTATTATTAGTTTTTATTTCATCATCTCCAGATAATTTATCTTTCAAATAAATATTAAGTTGTTTCTTTATCTTCGGATATGCTTCTAAATAATAGTCAACATCATTCCTTGTATAATTAAATTTCTTATTCATCATTCCACCTAATTTAAAAGTATGTTGGGAAAGCTAGGAAAAACCAACGACTGCTTGTAAAATATTATTTTGGAGAAGCTTTCATATATTATGATACAACCTAGCTTTATTATTATTATATAAGTATTCTAAACGCTTTTAAATAGTTCACGACAACAAATTTTATCGATCACTTTACACATGTTATTTATATCTCCATTGAGTTCAAATAACCACTCTTTTTTGTGATACATGTTTGATTTAATCCAGTGTAACTTAACTTCTTTATTTATTGTAATAGTCTTACATTCAAAGTTGATAGCATAACCGTAACCATACTTAACACTTAATCTTCTTGCTATTGCGTAAACTATTTCTTCATTACGTTCTTCTCTTGCTCTCACATTAATCCTAGTGCCAACTACAACAACTGAATCAATGAATCTATCTAGCTGCATACCAAGAAGATATTCTATTCTTCTAAAATATATCTTCTTAATATGATTACCTTGACGCTTACCAATAAGTCTTCTTACCTGTAACACATTAAACTTGTTACTACCTTTAGTCCTAGTCTCAGATATAAGTTCTTCTAAGTAGTCTAAGTATCCCATATCAAACTTAACTAACTCAACATTCTCACTCATTGTATGTAAGTAACAATATATATGTTTGTCTAAGTCAAAGTCTCCTAGTTTATTTAACTCACTTAAATCATCAAGTGTCATTATGTATTTATCTTTCAACATCATGTTGTAAATATATTTGTAAGTATCATAATCATCTCCTGATAATGATATATCTTTTTCTAACTCTTCCATCACTGATGGATAAAACTTAACTAGATTTCTTATCACTAAAATCACCCCTATAATACCTGATTATAAATATTAGAAAACTTAACGCTGTCACACACATTACTCCTACTGCTGTTAATACTAATATTTTAATCATTGTCTTTTATTCCTCTACGTTTAATTACTAACGCTACTAAGATTAATCCGATTGCCATTACAGTTAAATCTTTGTTATTAATTCCTGTTGATGGTAATGTTTTAATCTGTTTAGTTTCTTTTTTAACTTCCTTAACAACTTTAACTTTAGTTACTTCTTTCTCTTTTGGTTTTTCAACTGGTTGCTCTGGAATTTCTAGCTCTGGTAATTCTAATACAAGAGCTGGTGGCATCATAGGAATGTCAGTAATATCAAGATATGGTTTCTCTACAACTGGTGCAGGTGGTAATAATGGAACATCATTTATATTTAGTTCTGGTTTATCTACCACAGGTGCTTCGTTTGGAATCTCAAATACTGGTTCTGGTTTGTTTTCTCCTACAACATTACCAGTACCACTTGCTATTTGTACTTCAACATCTTTATCCCAGTCAACATTATTATCTGCTTGGATACGTAAGTTGTTTGTTGGATTCTTGCTAGTATCTTTTAGTTTAACTAGATAGTTAACAGAAACTATATCATTTAAAGTTGGCAGTGTTATTGTAAATCCTGTATCAGTAATATTAATGTATTTAGAATCCACATCTCCTATTTCTGTCCAGGGGTCAATACTTGATAATAATTTAGCTTCTAAGCTGCCTTTTACATACTCTTGATTACTGTCCCATTTATCTGTAATTACTGCGTTAGTAAGGTTAGCTTTTTTATAGTTAACTCTGCCCCACCAGTTAATTGTGTTGTTATCTTTCTGAACACCCCACTTAGTCACTATCTCTTGTGGATCAGGTCGTCCATCTTGTTCAACTTCTGTTTTTACTACTGTTCCGTTAAAGTTTAAATCATAAGTTTTATTCTCTGTACCTGTTACTTTCTCTTTATTCCAAACAGTCATTAATGATAGCTGCATACTCTTATTTAATGGTTTGTTTGTGAAGTAATCATTAAACACAGTAGTTACATTATTGTTCTCAACGTTTGCTGTTGCTTTACCAACTACTGCACCTTCAACGCTGTTAACATCAAAGTTATAGCTCGTTTGTAAGTTCAGTTCTTGTGGTAAGTTAAATACAACTTTATCCCCTGTGTTTATCTTTAAGTCATCACTAAACTTAGTTTTGTACTCAACTGTTACAGGTTTAAACCTATCTCCACTAGTCGTAACTTTAACTTCTGGCTTATCAACTTTAATCTCGTTGGCTGTTACTACTCCTCCAAAAAATATAATCATAAAAATTGTTGTAATTGTAAATAATATCTTTTTCATTTATTCTTTATCCTTTCTATTTTTAAGTTTCTAATAATGTAAAATCATCAATTTGTTTTCCGTCAATGTTTGTTACACGTACAGACAAAACAGAGAAATAATATCCGCCGTTCCCGTCATCTGAATAACAATCCGCTTGCGCTATTTCATTCTGATTATGATAAATAGTTATAAACAATTTATTTTCTGTGTGATCCCAGTGTTCTTTTGTAGCTTTGAATTTCACATCTGTTATAACACCTTCAAAATTCTCTAGTAACTTCCAGTCACCATAAGCTATTGCGCATCAATCGTTATCTGACATGTAAAATTCGATCCTTGTTCCATCTTTTAAAGTTAAAGTATCTCCATTTACACTTGCTATTTCTTTATACAATAATAATTTTTTAAATCTTTCTAACTCCATTTATTTCTCCTTAACCTTAACTATAATTTTTTCTTTCTGTAGATCCTCTAAAAAATCTGGCACATCTCTTGCGTAAGAGTCTTGATATAAAAGACTTAACGCTATAGACAGTTCCAACATATTTAACTCTATGTAATTATCCTTTTCTGTTCCTTGTACTTCTATCATGTTACTTACCTCTTAACTTTTCGTGTAATTCAATCCTTTTCATTAACGCTCTATGAAATTCATCATGATTTTTATATCTAGCAGTATTCTCTATTGCGTCACATATACTTAACACCCCCCACATTATCGTCGCTATCAAGATAGCGTGGAATGTATTCCCAAGTTTAAAGATTAAATCAGCAATAAATAGAAATATCATTGTCAATATGTAAGTTACTAAATATCTACCCATTAGTAAAACACCTCTTTAATTTCTTCTCCGAACTCATCAATACACGCTTGTGCTATTTCTTTTGTTTTGAAAGATGGTAAGATAAGCATAAAATTACTTACATTCCATATACTTATTCGTAACTTATCGGTTCCTCCACTATAATAAATTGTATATTTTTCCTCACTATAATCACGCCAATCAGCCTGCCATCCCTCGTTATGAATCTCTGCCCATTTCTTGATTTTGAATAATAGTCGTTGTTCTTTAAGGTGTTGTTCAGCTTCTTTTTTAGTTTCAAAAAAGTAACCATGTTCAAATAAAAATTTACAATCTATATCATTAGTATAATAAACTGTAGTTCCTATTTTTTCATCTGCACTGTCTATATAATATACAGTTTTTCTATCTTCTGGATAAGTCAGTTTAAATTCTTTCTTGTCCTCGTTCAACTCTCTTATAAATTCTTTTCTTAACACTTTTAGTCTTCTGTCAATTTCTTTTAATAGTTCTTCTTTATTCATTTTTAGTCCTCCTCGATTTCCTTATATGCAATACGCTCAACTTCATTCATATCGATCTCATTACCTCCAACTATACATATATCGTTTGAAAAAATGTCTTCTTTATCTTCTGTGAAAATTTCATAAATTTTATTTACCTCTTCTACTGTTGCCTCTGTTTCTAACATTTCACCGTTATGAAAATATACACGTAATATATATTTGTCGTGTTTAAACATTTTTATTTCTCCTCTAATCTAACAAATCCCTTTGAATATCTATACCAAACTTAGCTATAAATTCTGCTGCTATTTGATGTGTTTTAAAGCAAGGTAACAACCCTATATGATTAATAACATTTCTTCTAGCGATATAAAAATGTCCAGTGGATGTTGTTAATTCTACACAATACTTGTCTTCATTTATATCATTCCAGTTTGGTCTCCAACCTTCATTGTACTCTGCCGCCCAATTTTGCATCTCTACTAAAAATTGTCTGTCTCTATCATATTTCCTAGCACTATCATCTGTTTTAAAAAGTAACCCTCTTTTCAAATGATTTTTAACCGCTATTTCATCTAATGTAGAAGTAAACCAAATACTTCCATCACTCTTTAATGCATAAGCTTTTTTAAATATTTCATCTGGTAATTCAATTCTTTTTTCTTTAGTCATTTTTCAATAACTCCTTATTCTCGTAAACATTCCCTACAACTTTTACAGTTAACAAATTTTGTATATCAAGATACATCACATTATTTACAACTACTTGATTATCACTATTCACAACGCCTATTACAGGATCTGGAAATAATGAGTGTATAAACTCTACAATATCATTTACACATATATCTTTATTGTCAACATCTTTAAATCCTGTGTTTTCTAAGAATTCTACATTTGAAAAATTTAATGTTCCTACAATATTATTGTTGCTGTTATCAATATCTCTAACAACAATAACCTTATAATCAAAGTCAATCTCTATTACTTCTAATACTTTCTTGTCCGTTTTACTGTAAACTCTAGGTCTTAGCATATTATCTTTCTCCTATATCTTAATTTATTAGTTGACATAAACTATACATAAGCAGTCCAAACATATATATCGTTGCTGTAATCGATAAAAATATTTTCATCTTCAAACTAATATTTTTATTACAAAATAAAACTGTAGGTTCAATAATTTCTAATTTTATCTTATTTTTCAAATCCTGAACTGCTTCTTGAGTTGTTTTATTGTGCATTACTTCTCTCCTATTAACACCAATACAATTAAATGTCCATAGTCTTCTATTGTTCTAATATCAATAACACACTCATTATTTTCTAGTGGTTCTTGGTCTATATCACTTCCTGTAATTAATTCATTTATATCATTTGCTACCATTTCTTTTGTTGTTTTTATTTTTACTACTCTTTTAATCATTGTTAATCTCCTTTTTTTATATGTATTTATTTTTAATTAATTCTAAAATTTTTTCAGAGCTTTCTTTAACATTTGTATAATAACTTTGCATATTAATTGTAGCTCCCGTTAGGTAAGGACTAATTTCTGAAATCTTATTTATATTTATATATACTTTTTCTTCGTCCATATCAGAGGTCAATTCAATAAACGGTGTGCCTGCTGTAATGTCTCCAGCTTTATCATCTATTTTATATTTCTGTGAAACTCCGTAATATATATTTTTCAAATCATTCTTCATCCTTCAACACCTTCATTATCTTTCTCAACGTACTACTTCTTGTTACTGTCAATCCCTTACGTGCTTCACGTATTGTTTTAACATGTAACCCTGTTAACGCTGCTAACTCTTTGTTAGTTATCCCTTTCTCTCTTATTAACTTATCAATATCAGTTTTCATTTTCTTCTATTTTCTTTCTTTTACCTATCGCATATATTAACTCACTTAAATCGACACACGAGTTCATTAATTCTTTATCTTTTAATATATTTCTATACTGTCTATTTAAAATTAATAATGCTCCTCTTGATATTAGTTTTAAGTTATCTACATCAAAGTTTCTATTATCTCCGTCTAGGAATATTACTACTTTACCTTTTGGAACTTCTCTTTTGTGATACTGTTCCCATATATACCTATGTTTAGAGATCCATTTATTAATATCTACTTTGATTTCTATTAAACCGTCTTTATTCGTTCTTTCTGAATATAGTTCTCTCGTATTATGTGGTAAATTACCAGGTTTAAAACTAGTCCTATTAGCTCCCATATATCCAGTTACACCTTTATTCCAGGGAATATGTCCTTTTTTAAAACTTCCACTATTTCGCATTTTCAATCATCAATGGTAAGGAAGCTCCTCGACCAAATTCATTTTTATATTTTTCTGCTTCTAATGCTAAATCTGCATTAGTTATAATAGTATTCCCTATAGTTGTAATAGTCTTGGCTCTAGCTATTTCTTCTTGTAAACTTTCTCCTTTTAAGTTTTCATCATTAATTCTTTCTAATGCTTCAAATAAATGATTGTTTAGATCTATTAATTTATTTCTTGCCATGTTCTCCTCCTAAATCATCAACATAAATAATAGCTGTTCCACCAATAATACTGATTTCTTTTATTTCTTCGTTCTCTTCTAGTGGAGGCAAGTCAATTATTTCTCCTCTTTTATAAGCTTCTATGTAGCTTTCTATTTTATCTTCTGTGGTTTCTATCACATCTACTCTTTTAGCATTTTTAAACATTGACTTTTTATACATTGTTTTCTCCATATTCCTTTCTTATTTCTTTCAATTTATTTTCTAAAACATTCTTTTTATTCTTCCATGCTTTAATACATTCTTCTATAAATGCTATATGCCAACGTGCTTGGTTAAGTGTTTTTTGTAATTCTATTAAATTATTATTCACATCAGAAAGTGCTTCTAATATATTATTTTCTGTTTGTTTAAATTTTAAAGATAATTCATCTTCTTTATCATCTTCACTTAAACTTTCATATATTTCTTTTAATCTCTTATAGTTTTTAGAACGTGGCGTTCTTCCTCTTTTCCATGCTAATAAATTCTGTGAATCTACTCCAAGCTCGATTGCTAAAATAGCTTCGCTCCAGTTCATTTTTTCTTTAATAGTTTCAATCATTTCTTTAATAGTTACGACTTTATTCATTTTCCTTAAACTCCTTTACCCTTGTTAAATGCTTGTTAACTTCTTCTACTATTACAGGTTCTATATCTAATCCAGTTTCAACTAAAAGCTGTTCTTTTATCTCACTCATATCAAATAGTATCTGTCCAACTTCTTTCATTTTCGCATCACTTACTACTTCAAATAATTCTCTAATAGTACGTTCAATTCTTTTAGCACCATAATTATGATTATTTCTTAAGCTCCATGCTAACGCTAAACAAAAGTCACCAATGAAATCTGCTACTTTTAAATTAACTTCTGTATTTAATCTTTTAGTGTAGCTATCTTCTATTTCACTTATGGTTAAATCTATTGCTTCTCGCTTTGTCAGTTTCTTCTGTCCAGGCTTTGTTATACTGAAATTATTTCTAATGATTTTCTTTTTTCCCATTTTTTATTCTATCCTTCCCAAGAAAACATATTAATTATTGTTCCATAAATGGATTGTACTCGCTGTTGAAATCATAGAAATCAGTAACATTGCTTGCTTCTGAATATCCTTGTTGATTGTTATTACCTTGTTTTTTACTCTCCAAGAAGTTAACTTTATCTGCAATCACTTCTGTAATATATACTGTCTTTCCATCTTTCCCTTGATAATTTCTTGTAGAAATTCTACCCTCTACACCTATCAAGCTTCCTTTATTTAGAAAGCGTGCCATATTCTCCGCTTGTTTTCCATAAGCTGTACAACCTATAAAATCTGCTGGAAACTCTCCTCTTTCATTTTTAAAATTTCTATTGACCGCTAATGTAAAATTAACAGCTGCTTTATTTGATGTAGTGTATCTTAATTCTAAATCTCTTGTTAGTCTTCCTACTAAAACTACGTTATTAATCATTAATTCTTCTCCTTAATTTATATTTTGAATGAATGAGTGAGTAATTAATTTATAATATAAGTATGTATCATATCTTATAAAGTGTTACATCTAGTTAATATCTTCAAACCTTACTGCTACCAGTATTTTAAATATATTGTATTTTTACCTATGTAATGTTTCCCTTATTGGTTACATAATAGATTTTATTTTTAAAATGAGGTCTATAATCCACCCCATTTTTTAACTGCTTTACTCATCTCATCACGTTCTATTCCGATATATCTTAATGTAATACTAGGATCATGATGATTGAATAATTTCATAAGTGTTACTACATCCTTACTTTCTTTGTAAAAATGATAACCAAATGTCTTTCTAAAACTATGTGTACCTATATTCTTTATCCCACACTCTTTAGCACCGGTCTTTAATATCCTGTATGCTTGTGTCCTTGTGATTGGTCTGTTAGAGTTCTTATATCGAGTCGATTTAAACAAGTATTCTTCATCTTCTTTATCCATGCAATACTCATCTAAGACACGCTTTAATTTAGGTAATACAACCATCTCTCTTAACTTTCCAGTCTTCAT